GTGAGTAGAGGGTGGAACTCTTTGATGCAAGATCAATTTGAGTCTGATCCTAAAACAAATAAGAACGTTCCTGCACCCATGTTTTCTAGAATTTATAAATTAAATTCAGTTGAAAACTCGGGTAGTTTTACTTGGCACGGATACAGAGTATCTTTGTTAAGAAAAGTGGATAATGCTTCCATCTATCAGATGGCTAGAGAATTCCATAGCGCTTTGAAGAAAAGTAACGCTGCTGTAAGCACAGAAAAAGAAAAATCTAATTACTAGTTTTTTCTTCGGAGGAAAA